CTCTGCCTGCTCTGCCTGCTCTGCCTGCTCTGCAGGTTTATCGTCGGCGCCAGGTGTGGCGACTTCAAGCTCCTGCTCGTCAACTTCGCCAACCACTGAAACGCGCCCAGCGAAAGCTGGCGGCACATCAACCGCAACAAACTCATGACCAACCGGCAGTTGCTGGAATACGCCGTTAATCGCTCCCCAGCAGCCAGTCTTCTCGACTTTTAACTTTTTCATGCTCTCTCCTAAAGAAAAGGGGCCGAAGCCCCTTAACCCTGTGCGTTGAACACTTTAGAACGACCGTTGAAATCGCGCTTAATCTGCAGACCGACAGCACTCCAGACCAGGGAGTTGTAGTTGTCGAACGGGTTTTGACGCGGGATCATGAAGGTACCAACCGGCGCGGCGATTCGTGTCTTGATGTACTGCGGGTTACGCACGTACGAGACAAAGTGGTTACCGGTCAGTTTGAAGGTCTGGTTAATAGACTCAATGCGACCATAGCGCATGATGTATTCCAGCACGGTGCCTTCTTTAAAGCCGGCAGCGTTAGAATAAGGTCGATTAAGGTTTCGCATGATGTCCGGAGACACCCAAACTTTAACCTTCTCCTGCACGTAGTTATCATCCAGCAGCTTAGCAAACGGACCGGTGAAGAAGGCCACTGATTGATCAGGCGTCGAGGTGGTCAGGTCGATATTCAGACCGGATGCACCCAGATCCACCTGGTTGGTGTTTGCATGGTTGGTAATACCAGCGCCATGATAGCCTTTCACCTTCACTTTCGCATCACCGGAAAGCATGTAGTCGGCCATATCTGCGCGAATTGCAGCAACATGCGCTTCCTGGTCATCTGCCATTGCATCAAGGTTTTCGGACTGCATGCCGTTCCACTCACGCCATTCTCGACCGTAGCCGGTGTTGAAGATAGGGATGGGGTCACCAGCTTCGTCGTAGATGACTTTATCCAGCTCTTCCGGCACGTGGCCCGTCAGTGAGCGATGAACCTTTCCAGCGTCACTGGAAACGCGGTACAGCGCCGCTGTCTTGCCGATAGAGATCGGCGTACCGAGACCTAGCAGATCATCCAGCAGGCCGTTGCCTTCGTCATTACGGAATACTCGGGTGGTGATGTTGTCCACTTCGCGCCAGTAGTCTTTGGAGATCAGCGCTGCCTGGTTAACTTCCAGCGCGCCGCCGTACCGGGCGGAAATGGTGTTCTGGTTGATGTTGAAGGATTCACGCTGCATCAGCAGCTGATTCCACGCCTGCTTCACCTGGTTGTGCTCGGTGATAAGCTTTTTATTGAATACGATCATGCTCATGCGGTTGCTTTCCCTGATTTGCGAACTTTCACGAGCTGAGCTTCAGCGCCAACGGTGATTTTTTCGCGTGAGAAGAAGAGTACTTTGTCTGTTGCTGGTGTGGCTGATTTAGAGAGAGTGCCGTCGCCAGCAGAAATCAGGCCTTCGTTTTCCAGCAACACTTCGCCTGCTTTGACCAGCATGTGGTAATCCACATCGTCTTCGCACATGATGGCCGCGCCGGTATCACCGGCAGGTACCGCGTCGCGAATGTCACCGCCGCCGATATAGTTGTGCTGAAGAGCCAGAGCCACGCCTGCGCCACCAGCGACATTGTGAACAGCCAGTTTCCCGGTGCTGTCGAGCATCACCAGTGAGCCGGGTTTCACGGCCGCCGCCATGATTGCTTCAATGACCTGCGGGTCATTCTTACGGGCCGGGCCCGCGATTACGGTATGGAAACGAGGTGCGAGAGCCATTATTCAGGTGCCTCCATGTTAAGGATTTCACTCTGAGCGCCATTCCCCTGGAATGCAGGGTTCAGACCGGTGCTAGTCTGGCACTGCGAGTACATGTCGTTCAGCGCTTCGCCAGTCAGCGAGTTGATCGCTGTTTCGGTCATGAACGAAAATTTCGCTTTCACCGCATCACGCTTGGTTTTCAGGTCGCTTTCAGCGTTCGCCTGCAGCTGAGTTTCCAGCTTGCTCAGCTTTTCGTTCAGAGGGGTGAGCGCAGCATTAACAGCAGCAGTAATCACATCAGAGTTAATCTGCGCCAGACCAGGGTCGCTGCCACCGGCTTTCTTTTGCATCTGCTGGTTGTAGGCATCCCAGACCTGATCGTCGGTCAGCCCATCGGTTGTTACGCCTGCGGCATTGAGCGCGGCGATCATCTTCTCTTTCATCGGGTTTTCTTCTCCGTTGGTTTTGACTTCGTACTCAGTTGGTTTGCGCACGACTTCTACTGGATCGCCGACAAGCGTTACGACCTTGTCAGAGATGAGGTACTTCTGGTCAAAGAGCTTTGGCTTGGCGTTCTCGCCATCCTCTTCGTAAACGAAACGGTCAGGCCAGACGCTGACGACGTACCGCCACTTTTTGTCATCCTGCTTGATTGACATGCGCAGCGCCTGGTAGATGTCGTCGAAAGACATCTCTGACGCGTTGCTGATGTAGAACTTCACTTTGTTCCACCAGCCATCTTTCATGCTGTTAGCGGCATCAATGAGGCTCGTCGATTCAACATCAGCCTCTTGCCCGTCAGCGTTGACGAACATGCCGACGCCTTCATCCGGGGTTCCGGCGCCTGGCTCATCGAGCAGGATCGCGATGTGGTCAAACTGCATGTTGTGAGCGACCCAGGAGTATTTCTTCTGTTTCGACTCACCGGTTTTTTGCTCTTTGTTCAGCAGCAGGCCGGTGGAGACATGAATCGGATCGGCGTTATTGCCGGTAATCATGTCGTCCAGGCGCTGAATGAGGCGTTTGCCGTCGGGTTTTGTCTCAGCCACGGCCTTATTGACGTAAACGTCCATCACGACCTTATCGTTGGCCTTGCTGACGTTCTGAGCCCATGCCCCGGCGTAATAATCGTTAACCGCCTGCGGGTCGTTGGCGCTGACGTATTTGCCGTTCACCATCGGGTGACCCAGCGGCATCAACTTGCGCTCCATCGTCAGGTAGCTGTTGTTAATCTCCTCCGCCGGGTACAGGCCGCCATTCATCACGATGTCATCGACGATCGGGACTGCACCACGAATGACGTAGTGTTCCTGGCCGTTGATGGTGGTCGTTGAGATGTTTGAGGCGTTGATGGCGAGGGATTTAACATGAATACTGGTAAGGTTCATGTTTAACCCTTTGGATTAATAAAATGAAAAAATGGTTATTGGCTTTAGCGTTTACAATCACAGCCCCTGTTCACGCTGGATTCATGTCCGGCAACGATTTATATGAGCTATACAAAGCCTCTTTGCGTGCAGAGCAATCATCTGCCAGCGATAAAGACTTTCGTGATGCAAACGAATATTTGGGCTACGTTACTGGGGTATGGGATGCCATGGAAGGTACCGTTGCATGTACTGATGACAATATTACCAGAGGCCAGATCGCTGACATGGTCGGTGGTTATCTAAGGAGCAATCCAAGCTTTAGGGATAAGCCGGCAAGCTCAATAATCATGCTTTACATGAGCTACCGCTATCCATGTAAAAAATGATTAAGCGGACTCCTTCATTGTCCATTGCTTACGTTCCTTCGCCAGCTTATCCGCCAGCCCTTCATTGAAAATGCTGCCGTCGTCGTTGAGCAGCACCGGAATCTGGCTGCAATAGCAGTTGTACCGGTTGCCGTTCTCGGCGTAGAAGTCGCGCACCTCTTCGGTGGTGTAGACCTTGCCGTGACGGCTGGCATGCCAGGTACGCGTCGTTGGCTTGAGCGCTGACAGCCACAGCAGGCCGGTATTAAGCCCCAGCCTGTCGGCCGCCCAGTCCGTTTCATTCCATTGCGCCTGTCGTAGCGCGCCGACCTGCTCAGTCTGAGCGATGGTCTTTGCCTTCGACATCGACACATCGAGGCGCTTGCTGATGACGCTGGCCGTCTCGCGAGGATTCACGCCGCGCGCTACCGCATCGGTGATGATATTGGTCAGGTCACCACGGGCAGAGTCACTGATTACCTTCCAGTCACTGAACGTTGTCAGCCTTGCCGCCGCCACCTGATTAAGATGACCGGGGCTGCTTAAAAGCTGCTGTAACGTTGTCTGGCTGGCGTATACCTGCGACTGCTGCGAGAGGTTATTGAAGGCCTCCAGCGTGCCGCGCTGCGCCTCTGCGACGACGTAATCCATCGCCCAGAGATTTTGCTCGCCACCTTCCAGCAGGTAATCATCCAGAATGCTCTGCACCGCTTCCAGCAGGTCTGCCAGCTCCTGCGCCGACATGTCGTAGATGAACTTGCCGGCGTTGACCTGGTAGAGCCTCATATCCTCGCCGTTGTCGTGGCAGAGGAAGTGCCAGTTGTGGCTGTTAACCTCACGCTCCCGACCGGTCATGCGCTGCTCGAACAGTGCTTTCAGCGCGCGCTTGATGCCGAGATACCGGCCTTCGATATCACGGAACATTGCGGTGACCTGCTTTGCCGATCGCGTCGGGTCAACCTTGCTGCGAGGAACTATCGGCAGGCCCACCTTTGCCGTCTGTTCGGGTGTCATCGGCCAGTGGATCATCAATTGTCACCTTATCGTCCGGGTTAGGCGGTTCTTTTGGTTCCGGCAGCGGGTCAAGCCCAACAATCTCGCGCAGCTCATTAGCTGTAACAGGCGGCTCACCGCCATAGAAGCCAGTGGTTTTCTGCACGATGTCGGCCAGTTTAGATGCGTTCTCGATCTTCTCTTTCTCGCCGGGCGCCAGCAGGTCGCTCCACGAAATGGTGACCTCGCCTTTAGTTGGTGGGTCAATGATGCCTAACGTCCAGAATCGTTCTAACAGCGCGGTGATGCGGTCAGTCATGAAGCCATTACGACGCGTATTGCGGCGGATAGCCCAGTCTGTTTTATCCTCGTCGCTCGCCAGTCGCCCGGTCTGCTGACCGAACAGGATGGTGAACGGGATTTGCACGGAGGCGGCCAACTCGTTCGCGGTGACCTCCCAGGTCGGGCCAGGGTCGCCAGGCGTAACACTGAGAACGTGCATTTGCCCGGCTTGCATGACAGCTGCCGCGTCAGTACCGCGGTTCAGCTTATTGACCTTGTCGCCCATCGCCTCGCCGAGATCGGCATAACCAGCCTTTTTAGCCTGGTCTGCCAGCGTAGCCATGTCGGTTTCTTTGCTGAACTCAACCGCAATCTGGCGGCTGGCGTTCTTCAGGAATCCTTCGGCACCACCTCCAGAAACCTTCTCAAGGTCAAGGCCCTTGTTGTAGCCTGCTTCCAGTAGCGGGATGCCGGATAGCACGTTGTCGTCTTCAGAACCTTCGCAGAACAGGATAACGCGGCTCGGGTGTACCGGTTCTCCGCGCATCGGACCGACGAAAGGTTCATCACCGACCGGCTGCTCGTTGAAGTTGAACATCTTCGGCTGACCGAACGTTTCAGACTGACGGTCGTTATCCCATTCGGCAACGGTTAACTGCGGCTCCCACACCGGGATAAGTTTTACCAGCGCCGACTCGCCGAGACGTTTAACTAAAGCAGTGTCAACTTCCTGATCCCAGTTCCGATTGTCTTTCACCTGGAGCAGAAGTGCGGAGTATCGCCCGACCATATTGCGACGGTCGGCATCCTTCACCTTCGGCCACAGCTTCCTCATGAACTTGGTGACTTTCTTTTCCCAGGCGTTTGTTTTCTCCGCCTCCTGCGCTTCATCGCCGTCAACTATGACCGGATAGTCTTGCCAGCAGCCATCCAGCAGGCGATGCACCACAGCGAAGCCAGCGGCGTTGCGGCGGTACATGTTGTAGAAGTCGTTGAAAGTGATAGTGCGCGGGTAGCCAAACTCCTGGTAAAGCGTCGGGCGCTTCGTGTTTCCGCCGCCGATGCCGATGGCATTCAGGTAATTCGCTCGCCTCATTTCAGTGGCGAGGCTGTTCACAGCCAGTTGAAGGCCGTTATCTTGTTCGCTCACTAGCGATGCTCCTTAGAAGAATACTGTGCCGACCTGCTTGCGGTTGTTCTTCGCTACTGCGAAATAACGGAAGCTGTCAGCGCCGTGTGAGGTGAAGTCATGAAGCGGTTTATCTTTCCAGCAGCCGCGCTTGTCATCCCACTCCTTGCGGTATCCTTCGAGGTGAGAGATGCCAACAGCACACTTCTCTTCATCGAATACGCAGGACTTGAGGATTTCACGGACCGACTCAATGCCAGTGTCGATCCCGGCCTTAGGCACAACGCGGAAGCTCATTGAATACATCTGGCCGTCAATCTCGTAACCTTCGCGCGCCAGCTCTTTGCGTGACTTAGCATCAGCAGCAAACTCGCGGTTTTCGATGTCGTGCGGTCCCCAGTGCTCGCCGTACTCATAGCCCCTATCCTTCAGCACCTTCATGTAGTGCCTCAGGCCTTCACCGGAGTTTTCGTAGTAGTCGATGATGTGGAACTCATTGCCGACCTCGCGAACGAACCAGATAGCTGTGGAGTCGCCCACGCCGATATCCCAGAACGTGTGAACCGGGAGGTGCGAGTTATCCGGGATTTGGCCGATCCGCTTGTTGGTGTAGAGCCAGCGGAACTGTTTGGCGTAGTACGCTCCCTCGACCGACTGCTGGAATGCCTCGGCCGGAATGGTCGGGTATTCGCGCTTCATGTCGTCGCCGAGAGTTTTCTCTTTGGCGTAGTACCAGGCTTTCTGGCGTTCGTTAACCACTACGCCGTGCTTCGCTTCCATTTCTGCGAAGTAATCAACCAGGCGCTGCGGTAGCGGCTCTACCGGATCAATTGCGTACAGTGGATTCTTCCACCAGGAGAAGAAGAAAAACTTCCAGTCCAGCGCGGATAAAGGCTTCCCCTGTAACAGCGCTTTCTCTGCCGTCTGGCAGTAATCAAAGAAGTAACCCGCCCGGCCCTCTGCCGTGCTTTCAATAGTAGCGAAGCATCCGGTCGATACCGCCTCAAACGCACCGGTGACGATTTCCCGGGCTTTGTCAGGATACTTGGCGCATATCTTTCCGAACTCAGAAACGTGAAGGTAACGCAGAGTACCGCCACGAAATGACGTGCTGACGTATAGCGATCCGCCCTTCTTAAAGACGAGTTCACCAGACGAATCATTGCTCGCCGGGTTGGCCGCCTTGATCTCTGCTGGGAGCTTGTCGTAAGCGTACTTCACTTTTTCGCGGAACAGGCGCTTCGCGTCATTCAACGTGTGGGCAATCAACGCGCACTTTGCTGACTCGAACAGGGCAGCGTCGAGCTGGATTATGCATACCTCAGTGGTGAAACCGAGCTGACGAGCTTTCAGGATGATGTTACGTGTGTGGATCCCCTCGAAGTATTCCCGCTGCTCAGGCGTCATCCTGAAGCGAGTTGGCTTTCCCTCTTTGTTGGTGATCCAGTAGAGATTGTTCAGCCGCCAGTCTTTGTCGGACAGCAGTTTGAGGTGCTCAGGTTTCATTAAGCCCCCTGAGACAGTGAATCCATCAGTTCAGAAATTGATTCAACGACATGCTCAGTTTTCACCTGCTCACGGAATGCCTGGACGTCGATGTGCTTACCAATAAGCTCAAGGTTCTTAACCTTGTCAGGCCACTTTATTTTCTTGAGCAGCGCGGCGGTGTTTCCCTCAGATGACATCTCAACAACATCCAGCCCGGATAGCGTTGTCCTCCAGACCTTCGGCCACTGAGAAACCGGCTTCAGCTCACCGGTCGATGTCAGGATGTCGAGCACATCCATCTGGTCAATCTCAACGAGACGATTCAGGACGTATGTCGCATTTATACCAACCAGATCATTGCGTTGCGCTTTGAGTTCGGCAATTCTGGTCTGGATGTCAGGTTTTGACAGGTTTTCGGACGCAGTACGGTTCGCAGTTCTGACGCTGTACCCCGCCCGAATAGCCGCTTGCGTGGCGTTTAAATCGATGAGGTACTCGCGACAGAACATTTCTTGCTTGTCGGTGAGTGCCATATTTTTTCCCAAAATAAATGGAGATTCTTATGGAAAACGCTGTAGTTACTCGACTAATTGAATTAACCAGGAAAACAGATAATAAAGTTGCTGTGAGCGCGATTTATGCCCTTGGTGAAGGGGGTCCTACTTCGCGCGAGGTGATCAGTCGCCTTCTTGAGTTAACAAATAAAGTTGACTCCGAAATTGCTGCTGCAAGCGCCGCTGCCCTTGGACGAATCTTCCGGCGCAGATAATTTTCATCGAGAAGATATCATCAGGCGCATCGTAAAAGCGCCTGATGCTAGTCTTTTGAATGTAAATGAAAATTCATCAGATAACTTAACAAGCATTACCCGTTTCGATGTGTGCCAGAAAGGAAGCCTCTTGCTTAATTGTTAGACCTGCCATTCGTTACTCCGTTGATTGTTCTGCTGGCTGTTCGGTCTGCTCTGCTGGGACTGGCGTGAACTGCACGCGCTTCACATCGGCCGGAGCGAAATACAGCCACTCTCCCGTCTCGGTCGCCAGCGGCACAAAGCCGTTAACAAGCTCTGGCTGACGTCGTGACATCTTGCCCGTGAAGGTTTCGCCAGTCAGGGTGGTTAGCGTGATTTGGTAGATGTCGGACATTGAGAGCCTCTGTATCCGCTTGAAGGGATATTCAAGTATTTATCCCTTATAAAGGATATTGCCATTACAATGAGTCTACTCATGGTGATGGCAATAAAAAACCGCCCGCAGGCGGTTAAATATGGCGATTTAAAATCTTGGCGCTATGCCGTACTTCGGTGTCTTTACGTTTGCTGCCCAGACTTTGATATCGTTCTGAAGCAACAAAGTGAAATCAGACTTGAGGTGGTTAACCATCTCATTGACCTTTTCGGCATCATTAATTGCAAAGTGCTCAATCCTGTTTACCCCGACTGATACACAGCTGTAAGTTGCAGGAACATCCTTCCCGTTCACATTAAGAAAATCCTTCTTATCCTCACAACTACCATCGGACATATAGGATACGAGCATATTGGCTGATCCCCGTCCTGGTTGCGAGATGCTTATCATGACCGGCAATCCCTCTGAGGTCTGCGTAATGTCGTAAAGCACAGCATCTTTCTGATACCAGGTATTGTATTCCCTTTCCTGAAATGCTGAGTATGAAGGTGACGATATCGCCACCAGCAAAGCGATTGCAATAGATTGAATTTTCATCGTTTGTTATCGTTGTGTTTAGTCGAATTTATTATTCATATTGTGCCAAAAACAACAATAACCTAAGATTAATCCTACTATTTTTAGCAGTAATTAAGTATCACTTTACCCAAAGTGAAGTGTTCATTTCTCTCAAACCAATGAAGCATTATAAATGCCGATAATTTGCATTAAGTAGAAAATTACCCTATGGAAAAGAAAAGAATTTGCAATGACCTCTCAATACATTATCAGTACTCAAAAACAGCGCCCTTGTTTTTTGTAAGCGTTTTCGAATGGAGAACTGGTTGCTACGTTTCATCCTTAATGTCTAATAACAAAGAGTCACTTATTAAACAAATCAGCGAGTACGCCAGGATCAACGAGCAGGAAGAAATCCAATTGTGCAAGATAATCAGCTGATTGATTCAAATGCTTAAGTTTATAATCATTATCAAGCCCACCAGCAGATGAGCTTTGTAATGGTTACTGCACCGGCTGAATATCGATGAAGTATTCTTTGCCCTGCTCGAACTGTTCGAAAGCTGCCGGGTTGGACACATGCATCGTTAACTGACCGCCAGGCGTGTACTTTGACCACGACTTGTTTTCCTCGGTGTCAGCGGTCACTGGGCTCATGTGGATGGTTCGATATGAATCATCTTCTGCCTTCTGAATTGATTGGCAGAAAAATTTAGCACGTACGGTCATTGGTAATCCTCAGTTAGAAAAAAGCCCCGCTATTGCGAGGCTTCGGTTTAGAGTAAGTTAAAAAGCAACATGAAAAATATAAAACAGCATTTTAACCTAAAAACCATCGGTTAAATTTTGTTATGTATCTAATCATTAGCTGATTATCCAGCACCCCTGCGCGGATTTCTCCTTAGGGGTTTTTTATTGAGTTGCATATCGATGCAATCGATTTGGCACCATTTAAAATAATCAGAATTATATAGATACGCTATCTAACGATTCTGGCTACTCGAATGTCTCACCGAGTCATAGATACGCTCACACGTCATTCCAGCCCGGTAGCTTTCGTCAGATCGTTCAGCATAATATCTAGCTTCTTCTGTAAGACTTCCGAGCATGTCGGCGAGCATTGCTGTGTAGGCTCCGGCTGTTTTGCTTCTGACGGTAGCGGCAAGATCTGCGGTGTGCTTTGCGGCGTCCAGGCGGGCGGCAAGTTTTGTTGCTTCGGTGCGCAGCTGGCTAACAGTGGCAGACAAGCCAGCAGCAGTGGCAGCAGATTTAACAGCTTGTGCTTGTACATCTTTTACAGCCTCTTCGCGGGCGATTACGCGCCCTTGTTCAATCATGCGGGCTACGGTCTGCGCATTCGCTGTTTGCGATAATTCCGCGCTATCACGTTCCGACCACTTTTTTTCCCAACCTCGGCTGCTCCATACGCTACCGGCGATGAATGCAACTGACACCAGCAACATCAGCGCCAGTAGTTTCCAGTGTTTCTCCAGGATGCCCATCATGACAGGAACACATCACGCTCAGCCTTGCGGCGATTCGTGAGCCCCGGCATAACTTTTCCGCCTGACTTATTCCAGCGCAGGAACTCTTCAGCAGCACCAGCGTAATCACCGGCGTTGAGTTTCCGCAGCAGTGTCGAAGTCGACAATGAGCGAGAGCCGAGATTATACGTGAACGACACCAGGGCATCGAATTGCCCCTGAGTCAGCCCGACTTTAACCAGGCGAGAAACATCACTTTCATAGCTTACCAGGCCGGTCTTCAGCAGGCGTTCTGCCGTCTCCTGCTTAATGGTCATTCCGCCGCGGATTGTTTTCCCATCCACAGGCTGAGTCCAGCCATAGCCGATCGTCCAGATGCCGACGCTGTCCTGGTAAGCAGTGAGCTTGCAACCTTCGAATTCTTTGATCAGGGCAATCCCTTTTTCACTGGTTTGCATCACCGCCTCCGAATCGAGAACTAAACACCCTGCCTGCTACAGCTTTAACCTGCTCTACGCCAACAAACCCGAGCGCGCCGCCGATAGCAATCGACAGAGACTGCGGAAGGTTAAAGTAATCAAGAGCTGATACAGCTGTAAGAGTCAGAGCTCCACATATGGCTCCTTCAAGAAGCATTTTCTTCCAGCCACCACCGCCGTAAGCAATTCTCATGGCAGCCATGACCACCGATAGCAATACGGCACCCATCGGTGTTTCACCGCGCCACCAGCTGTGGAGCAGTTCGATAAACTCCGTCCAGGAGTGGGGATCGTTATGCATTTTCATCGTCTCTCACCTCGCTGCTTGCGGGTGCTGTGTGAAGGAATAAAAAAAGCCCGCGTTTAAGGGCGGGCTAAATGGTTAGACTATCAATTAAGGTAGGAGCAAGAACGACTGACTATCCAGAGTGGTACTGTATCGGCAGATTCACTATTGGTTCAGGAGAACCATTAGACAGGTAGAGTCGACTCACGACTAAAGCATAGCGGCAATTGGAAAATTAGGGCAAAAAAAAACCTGCTGTTTATGGCAGGCTCTCAAGGGGTGGAAAGCATTATTAATATTTATACTTTGTGGTGCCGGGTGCCTCCCGGTGACTCTACCCCATGTCAGTAAAATCGCGCGCATACCTGCAAATAACAGTCGACTGGAACGCCCTTTCGCTTAGAAAGGATTCACCACATTCATAATCTATGTTTGATTCATAATCTGAGTCAATGGCAATTTAACAGGAGGCTGACCAAAAAAGACGCCCGTCCGGGTAAACAGGCCGAAGTGTATTCACAACAGGAATTGTTATAGTTAAGTGGCGACGGGTGCCTCCCGGTGGACTCTCCAGTCACGAAGTCCGCGATCTCGTTTACGATTCTCATCAGAGAAACTTTGACTGTACGCCCCGCCGCATAGGGGGATTCACCACGAGAGCAATTTAGCTGTGATTCATAAATATCGTCAATCTACCAAACGACAGGGGTTGATATTTTTTAACTTTATTAATTAATTTTTTTAACTTTTGAGATTGTAATTTCAATTGTAAGGAACTAGATTCCTGCCGCTGGTTTTCACAGCCACAGACAGATAAAACGTGAAAACCGTTGAGCGGGGAATGCGATGTCATTCCCCGTTTTTTTTGCATTGCGCAACGGCAACCGAGATGAATGTTTAGCCCCCTCTAATTGCCGTGAGTCCTCTCAGAACGAGGGGAAACAAAAAAGGCCGCCCGTAGGCAGCCCTTAGAAACAACAAGATCCCACCGCAGCGCTTACAGTCCGCCAGAACCGGCACGCCCTGCTTTTCTTACTCAGTTTCAACTGTGCCACTGGAAATTCTCCGCATAGCCTCCGTCACCACCTCGGCGGTAGCCGGACGATCGGAGTGTGGTTTTTTACCTACATCTGATAAGTAGTTCGCCAGCAGCTGGGTTCTTTTCCTTTCTTCAGCCATACGCTCACGCTTTTCTTTACGTTTTGCCTAATAGGTTTTTATCGTGAAAAGCGCCGATACCAGGACACCGATAATAAATACGTAATCCTGTAGGCTAACCCCCCCTAAAGCAGCCGACCACCAGTACGGCAGGTCGTGTCCATTTGTTGGGTTCATACATTGCATTCCACACCTCCGGGTTCGGGGTGTTGTGTGTAAAGGGAATGACCGCCTGATGGATTTACGACAACACACTGAGTGAGCGCCCCTCTGACGGCTCATGTGTAAAAATGGCCCTGGGCTGATGCCTTTGAAAAGTAGAATGATTCAATAGTGAACTTTCATGGGGATAAAACGTCTCACCGATGAACTCAATCAAAGCAGGTTTAATCACATGAAAAAAATTGTTCCAGTGCTTGCCTTGTTATGGCTCTCCGGGTGTGATGATGCGACATCGTCTCCCCCACCAATTCCTAACGAGCAGCATGATAAATTCGGAAATCAAGCAGGAACATGGCAGCTAATAGAAAAAAAGAAAAATGCCCAAGGAGATGTGACTGAGGTTCTGCTATTTAATACGGCAAATGGTGAAGTATGCAAAATAGCCACTATCGACGACGAAGACAAACCATCGAATTCCGCCCCTGCCCGCTGTTTCTCCACAAATGATTATGAGACAGACCGGGTACCTCCGGATAGAGATTCCGATAACCGCAATGACAAAGGGTAGCCTGTGTTAAAAAATTACTCATACCGGAACTGCAATCTGCGGTCGACCCATTTACCTTTCACATTCCCAGCCTCCAGAAACGACAAAACCCCGCCGTAGCGAGGTTTTTTATATTTTATTTCTAACCGTGGACATACAAAGCCCATCTTTAGAGATGAATTTAACACAGATTCCGGAAATGTAAATAGCTCACAATAAAATAGAGAACGATTATTTATGTCGCTATCGAGTTATTGCTCTCAGCTGTGATTCAGCCCATGCCTCTTCAATATCGAACTTCGTGATCAACTGATCGTAGAAGCATTTAACAGACTTCTCCCAGGTGGCAACACTTATCGCATCTGTTATCTGGCAAACAGCTGCATAGGCTTCTGTTGATGGAATGCGTTCATACCCGCGACCACTGCAGCGCTTGCAATCGGACAGAACCGGTACACCCTGCTTCTCAGTGAGCGCCTTATTCACCGCTTTCCCGCGCCCGTGACAGTCATTGCAGGCGCAGCTGACCACCTTCTTACCCTTACAGGCTGAGCACAGTATCCGAGCCAACTCTTTCACCTGCCGCTTGACCTCGAAATCGCCCGGCGATTGCTTAAGGTCTTTTGCCCACTGCGGGAGCTTCATGGTGTAGTGCGATTTCATTGTAAACACATCAGCCTCAATGAACCCATTCCCATCGCAACAATCACACTTTTTCGTGCTGGCGGCGCTGCGCGAGTAATCTTCAAAAGCGAAGGTAGCCAACTGGTACATCACCAGCGGTTTAGCCGAGGAACCCAGCTTGCGGAGCGCAGCCACCTTATCGCATTTGGTCAGGGCGTATTCAGCCAGAAGTTCGATCGCCCTCTCCCGGTCATTCTGGCTAATGCCCATCTTTCCGAGGAACGCACTGTACCCCATTGCAGCTCGCTCCTGTGTCATACCTATTGCAGCCATGATATCAGTACCGGTTAATGAGTCTGACGCAGTAGCGCGCGGAGAGTCGCTAATCAGCGTGGATTTAGCGAAGTGGTATTTCACTGTGTTTTCAAGATTCATGCTGCTGCCCTCTCTGGCTGTTTGGTCTGCTTGTTTGGGTGTGCTTGGCTACTGGCGGCAGGCTGACGCGCTTAACGCTTTCGGCCTGATACCGGAGAAAGTCGTTATGGTTCATGCGGCCTCCCGCTGTTTCAGCGCGCGAAGGTCTGCTCTGGCCTTGGCGCGGATGCCGTCCAGCTCTTCACGAGTGTATCGGTGGGTTTCGTTGTTGGATTCCAGCGCCAGCACTCGCTCTTCGCCGATCAGTTCGACCAGCGCTGCGCGGTATGCCTCGATGTTCCCGGATTTGTAAACATTGCAGGCGGAGCATTGAAGCCACAAATTATCGGGATTGAAGCGGAGTTGTGGAGCGGCGGCCGTGGTGCGGTAATGTCCGGCGTGCCATGCAAAGGCATTTTTGGTTCTGCAAGATATGCAGCCATACCCGGCGGCCAGAAGCATTTTGCGACGCCAGTCGTTGAAAGCCCGCTGAGTCATCTGCACCCAGTGACGGATTGGCTTCAGATCATTACGACGTGCAGCGCGGCGTTGGCGACCTGCTTTCTCTTCAGTGCGCTGGCGCTGTACTTCCTTCTGCTTAGCGGCTTCACGGGCTTTTGCGGTCTGTTCTTTGCCTACCGCGCTGGCGCACTCGAAGCTGCAAACAACCTGCCCGTCGCGAACCGGGTGGAACCACTGACGACAAGCTTTATGGGCACACTTACGGCGCGGTAACTTAGCCATGCGTCCTCCGCGCCGAGAGACGTAGCCATTTCTGATCCACCAGGCGGGCGGTGTAGTCCTTCAGGGTAGGGATGTCGGACGGCTTAACCGCGGGCTTACGCTGGCGGCGCGCCGGAACGCGGAAGATTTCGTTTGTGATGACACGTGCGAGAGGATTACCCACGGGAAGCCCTCCACTCTTGCGCCCAGGCTATGCGTTTACTGGATGCCTCAGAGAACTTCACGCCGCGGTCGGTGCCGAACCAGTAAATTGCCTCGATGACATCAACCATGTAGCGCTTGCTGGATTTGGATGTGCGGACGCCGAAATACACACGGCCGCCGTTGATGCCCGGCGCGGATTTCTGCTCCTGGTCCTGGGTCTGGGTCTGATTCACCAGAACGGTGATGAGGTCTTTCCACTCCTCCCGGGTCAGTTTTTCGCCGTGCCAGACCACCTGGTCAGACAGGTCTTTCAGCAGCGGCCACATCAAGCGGTTCTGCTTGTCGGTGCGGGTTTCTTCCCGGGCCTCGACCACCATCGGCGCGCGAGGGTTTACTGGCAACGAGCGGATGAATTCGATGAGGTTGTGTTTAACGGTGTCGTTAACGATGCAGTAGTGCTGCTTCATACGCCACCTCCGAGAGGTAACGCTGAATGCAGAAAATCGCAGGTGCATTTCTGCATCTGTGACAAGGTGAGACGTTCAGATTGTGGTCGCATTTAATGTCCCCATCAAATGCGAAGAAGTCACCGGAGTTGTTCAGGCTCCGATGACATGATTATGGCGGGATGATTATGTAAAATCAAATGGACAAGTCATTTCAGATTCTATTTTTTTTCTTCATATCAAACTCATGGCTCAGCCATATTATGATCATGATTAGGTCTATCGAAATTGCTATTAAGTCCCTGTTTTGCCAGCCTACTACCATAGAAATTAGTGACACCACGGACATTAATGCTGCAAGGCGAATCGCAAAGTTAATTAGCTTAAACATAATTTCACCGGTTAAGACTACATTAAAACAATTATCTTTCATTGCGTTGGTTTCTCGCAATCTATTTAGTGCAACTTATAGCCGTCGTTACAGGTTCGGCACCCTGGAGCATGGCGGCGCGGCGCTCTTTAAGCTCGAGCATGGCCGTCAATGTTACGCCATGAATAATGGTTTGAACCTTGTTGTCCTGCTGCGAGTGATATTCGAAAGTGCTACGACGAAAATCTATCAGCTGGTCTAACGTATCATCGTCCAACTCCTCACTGGTAATTCTCGGATGAACAGGGCGTGCGTGGCATTCTGGCGATGCCATCGCGATACGTGCCAGCGCCGAAGCCTCACCGCATTGAACGTGATCAGTTTCGATAATTTGCTGTAACTGCTCTTTGGTGAATTCTCTGGTAATTGTGCTCATGGGTTAGCCCTCTTCACAATCACACCACCATCGCAATGCGGGCAGTCCTTGCCCGGCTGGCCATTTTCGTTAATCGCTTTTCCGTAATGGCAGCGGTAACAATGTAGGTCTTCTGCCTTTTTGGTTGCTCTGATAATGTCTCGACCAAATCCCATAGAAACACGTTCCAGAAAACCGCGCTTTATCAGGTCTTCAGCCATTGCACCCACTTTGACAGGGAAAAGAGAGTCACCATCCCAAAGCGCTGTTTTTCGGTATGGCGATATTTCAATTTTCCAACGATAAACTATGGCTGGCTTTAAAAACTCTCGCTCACGTTTATTCAGTGGCTTTTCCATGCTCACTCTCCTTTAGCTGTGACAGCGGCTAGCAACTTCTCAGCCTGCTGAATGTCAGGGTTTCCAGCAATCATCACTTCCGGCGCGTCACAGTCACCACCAAGATCAAGAATGCGGTCATGACCCATATGCAGGCATGATTTATATCCAATAACTGACTGCCTTAGCGCTTCAGTCAGCTCAACAATCCGCTTCTCTGCGGAGTCCAGTTCATCCAGCAGCGCCAGCGCTAACTTACGCAAGTGTGCGTTACTACCGATTGCCGGATTTGAAAGTTCTTTCCGCAGTTCAGCATGTTTGTCGATGTTGCTCATTGGGCGGCTCCTTGGCATTCGGTGATTATTTCAAGGCCTATCTTCCGGGCCAGCGCATGTTCAGCAACTGCACCCTCTGAGCTCTCCCAGCCTTTAAGCATGAAAATAGCTTCTGCGCAGCGGATCATTGCGCAGCAGATATCCATGTATTCGCGTTGCTCCAGACCGTCAGGTAACACGGCAGGGTTGAGAACAACATTCCCATCCAGACTTAACTTCAGCGCAAATGCCTTAAATGCAGGTCGGTTGAAATCTTTGTAGCCAGTCATTGGTCCTGCGATGTAAATTTTCATATCCCTACCCTCCCCCAAACCATCAAAACTCGCTTCATTGCTGGACTGTTGCGGCATTCCTGGCAGATCACGTTTACCGACTCAGCGCGGCGGCCGGCTTTCTTTTTCGGATTCGAGAGCGAATAAACGCGATGGCCTTTTTGTCCTTCAAACTTCAGCTCGCCAGCGTTAACCATCACCGAAATAACGCTGGATATGCTTCGATAGGTGGCACCCATGGCCTCAGCGATTTGGGAGGCCCCCAACTTACTGCCATCACTCAATACCGACATGATGCGCGCCGGGTAGCTGTTCTCGCTTTGCCTGCGAGCCTCTACGCTGCGGTAGCCGCCTTTGATAGCCCGGTCCTTCAGGTAATTTGCGCCAGCACCCTGAATCCATTCCTGATAAGACGCTTTACTGGTGAAGTAGCCGAAGCCCGCCATGCTGAAAATCATCTCCAGACCACGCAGTGCTGCGATTTCCCGATCCAACCCCTTACCACTAATGCCAATCACCACGATAAGGTCAGCGCGCTTAACAGGCTGGTTAGCGGCCACGTAATCAACGATGCGTTGCTTTAAGCTGTCCATCTCACACCATCCCGTTCGACTTATTGCGGTTGTACTTCGCCAGTAGCAGCTGGATCGGCGTAGGACCGTGCTCGGCAGCCGGTGCTGCAATTGCGCGACGCACGGGTGGCACTGGCTTACCCTCGGTGACGCGCTTCTCCCACATGTCCAGCAGATCGCCCGCCTCGCGGGTCAACTCACCATGAGTCAACTGGCGCTCTGTGCTGCGGTGACGCAGTTCGACGCAGATGTGGTACACGACCGGCTGCGACCAGGGGAATTGCTCGCTGGATGTGAACTCAAACGATCTGTTACGCCAGTCCCAGTATTCGGCGATCACCTGGTCCACGGTAATTCCCAGCGCCCCACCGCTCTGTTTGCACCAGGCGACGAACTGACCAGGCGACGGCAGGAATGGACGCTCCTGGCGGCGGGCAATGCGCATACCGGCATCGACCTGAGCCATGGTGTGGATCCCGTTCTCCTGAAACGCCAGCAGCCACTGACGACGGAATTCGTTCAGGTCGTCCTGGGTGCGGAAGTTTGCCATGCTGGCCGGGAACGCAGCGCGCAGCTCGTTGAACAGCTTGTTGAACACCTGAGCCACCTGCTCGACCGGTGCGTGCTCCTGGTACTGTTCTGGCAGGTTATGGGCCATGCGGCTCATCTGCTCGCGGTCGTGGTTACGCATCTGCTCTGCAAGAGATTTCATCGCATCACCTCATAGGCCCAGTCAGTGTTGTTGAAGTCCAGATCCTGCTTACCGGTGCGCTGCTCGCCACCAGCATTGCGTTGCATCGTCAGCGTGTCCCACTGCTTACGCAGGCTTTCCGGGCTCAGGACGTTTGTATGCCAGAAGTGGTGCTTGCTGGCCCAGTCGTAAAGCGCGCAGATGTCCTGGTGTGACCGGTTGTCTATCTGGCGCATCAGGCGAACGGTGTTAGACCAGGAGGTCATGTCATGGGCTTTGCAGGTTGGGTTGATCACCTTCACCCTGGAAGAAATCCATTGAGCAATTTTGAGGTCTTCAGCGGATCCCCACTTCGCACCGGATGGTGTGTAAACCACAGCATCAGGATGAGCTGATAAGAATTTTTTCAGACGTGCGTCAGAGGATTCGTCAGAATTCTCGGACGAATAGTTATTTATATTCTTGTTATTACCTTCTTGTTCATGATGTGCGGGGAATTGTGCGGCTTTATGTGCGGCATACTCATCCGAACCCGCGCTATTGCTGGCTTCGTCATGTGCGCTCATATGTGCGGCTTTATGTGCGGGTAAATCGTCCATTTTTTGAGCATATTCGACATAATTTGTGATGGTGATCACCCTGCCTTTTCGCTTCTCACCTTCGATGGTGATCATCCCTTCCCGAACAAAAACAGACAGCATTCTCTCGACAGCATCGCGGCTGGTTGGGTTGCCCTGGCGGTCACACAATTGAAGCCCAAGATCCGCAGCAGTGACGACCAGTTGACCGGGTTGCAGAGGCCATTGTTTGCCCTTGAAGAATGCCGTGTATGGCTGTCTGGCCGCGTCAATTAGCAGGTTTTCCCACAGTGCGCGCAGGAACACATCTTTAGCCCAGGACTTCTTCTTGATGCTCCGGTACAACGGGACGTAACCAGACTTCTGGTTCTCCATCCTGTTGCTCCTTGCGGCTGAGTGCGCCGCGAAATTAGCGTAAGCGACGTTCGACACAGTTAAACCTCCTGCGCCTGGCGTTTTGGATTAGCGTTTGTCATAATGACCTCGCAATTGACTGACGTTTGTTGCACCAGAAAGTCGGTTCTGTTCGCGCAGACCGGCTTTCGCCATTTTTGTAGTCTTCACATAACCCCCAGCATCGACGTGACCATCGTCATCAGTGGCCCTACCTGCTCTGGCATGAGGCGAAACAGCGACGCTATACCCTCACTTACCTCTTTCAGCTTCTGATGTTCTGGAGCGTCCAGCAGCACGGCCTGTTTAGCTTCGGCGCACTCCTTCATCGCAGACGCGATCAGAGACATCGTGTCGTTCTGTGGCGCCAGGCGCGTGCGGTATTCAAGCGGCAGGACGGACATGATTGCCGGTGTCAGCTGGCGCACGTTCTCGCGGTACTGCTCAGAGTCGAAACGGTTATCCAGGAAGCGAAAAAGCTTTTGTCGCGCCCGACTGATATCGTTCGGGAAGCTAATGGCCTTACCGCCCTGTTCCCGGTGCTCGTTGATGATCAGCGCCGAGACAACATCCTGGTTATCCAGAGACGACGACCAGGCGCGGACGGCATCACGGATCTTTTCGTGGTCTGGCGCCGCCTTAGATTGAGCGCGGTTTATCACCGCTCCGGGGTGTATTCCGGTATTGTGTTGATACGCAAGTGAATGCATTGCTTTCCCTTTCGTGGTTAGGCCGCTGTATCACGCGGCGATGCGAATACCAGGCTTTCTTTGAGGACTGGAGCCTGGCGGTGAAAATTCTTCGTGCCTTTCTCGATAGCAGATGCCATTTCTGGAGATGCCCGGCGATTTCCGTAGGCGATCTGGTCAAGGTAACCAGGTGTCGTGTTAGCCAGCTTTGCGAGCTGTGCCCATTCGTCGGTAGTGGCGGCTTTGCGCCAGCGGTGTAGTTCAGTGCTCATTGATGTCTCCGGGTGAGTCGTTTGATTTGGAGTTTAGCGTTATGCTAAATACTACGCAAGCAACATTTAGCAATTTGCATATTTATCATTTTGCTAAAAGCAGTAACAATGCTGGGATGGAAAATAAAGAAATCAGAAAGGCCAACCTGGAAGCGCTGTATGAGAAGCGCCAGAGCGAATCTGGAATGACTAAGGCGCAGTTCGCCGAACTCATCGAGACAAGCCCGGCAGCTCTTAGCCAGCTTCTTGGACCAAACCCTAATCGCAATATTGGCGATAAGATGGCTCGCAAAATTGAAACTGCGCTTGATCTGCCTTTTGGCTGGATGGATGTTTTACACGCCAATGAACAACCCACGAACGTTGCATTTCGGGGGCTGAACGAGACAAAAGGAAGTTATCCTGTAATCAGCTGGGTAAGCGCGGGGCAATGGATGGAAGCTGTAGAACCTTATCACCGAAGAGCGATTGACCGCTGGTATGACACCACGGTTGTCTGCTCAGAAGATTCATTTTGGCTGGACGTTAAAGGGGATTCCATGACCTCCCCGGCCGGGCTGAGCATTCCTGAGGGTGCCGCTATACTTGTGGATCCTGAAGTGGAACCACGCAACGGAAAGCTGGTTGTCGCGAAGCTTGAAGGCGATAACGAAGCGACCTTCAAGAAGCTTGTAATCGATGCAGGCAGGCGCTTCCTTAAGCCTCTTAACCCCGCTTACCCAATGCTAGAGGTTAATGGCAACTGCAAAATTATTGGCGTTGTGGTTGATGCCAAGATACTGAACATCCCATAAACTCACCAAAAATTTCTCAAGCCCGCCATCGCGCGGGCTTTTTTATGCTCTGAATTCCTGCCCTGTAAATTTTTAATCGCTTATTAATCAATACGCTAAATCCAACTCACGAATAATTTAGCATTTTGCTATTGCGCATAATTTAGCATCACGCTAAATTCACCCCATCGAAACGAAACATCGACAGCTGAGCGAAGTTAGCCAGCGGCGGACAGCAAGTCGCCTGCTTTTTAACAACATGCAGATCTACAGCGTCAATGACCTGTTAAGACCCCTACACGTAAACGTGCTGTATCACCGGGTGCGATCCGGTCGGTGAGAGAGTATCCCCGCGCGAGAGCGAGAACGGCGTGAGAACGGGCAACACTGGCAGGGAGTTGGCGCTGACCAATACAGGGAATGTTTTGGGGTGTGGCGTGTTCTTCGGAACGACCTGGAAGTGGCTGTATAGACATTCGCATAGGCCAGCAAGATGCGAAACACCAAACCACCAAAACATTTCAACGCTTCCAACCATCTTCAGGGAAGGTGGTTGGATTTTTGCTAAAAAAGCCCCGCTAATGCGAGGCTCTAAAGTGGTGCGGGCGTAGTGCTACTCCCTTTCTGGGTTAAATGCTGGAGCTTTCTGAGAAATTGCTAATATCGTGGCGGTAGCTTGCTTACCCGCAGCGCACACCCGCAACCTACCATCAATACTGGATCAAATCCTGAACATGTAATTAGCATATGCGCTCCTTCTAGAATCCATGAAAAAACTGGCCATAAAGTTACGAGGTCAGAGGCTAACGCCATGATACTAAGCGCGTTCATTCGAAAGCACTTCCCCAACATAAAGAGTTCATTGGTTAAATCCTTTCTACATCATAGCCATTATTAAATCAACGTATCCTTCATTGATATCTCTAAGCATCCACAAACTTAAACCCGCCCCGACGGTTTTTTTGATACCTCATACCTGGAGTCATTTACGAGTGGCTCGAGTTATGACAACCGGCGGCCATCCACCGCCCTTAAGCGAAGAAGTCTTGTATTAACCGTTCCGTTCGCCGCGATAAGGCCAAGAGGATTTATGAGTAAGAAAAAATTCAGCGTAGTCCTTAGCGTTAATGCTGGCTATAGCACTTACCAAGTTAAAGCCACGGATAGAAGTGAAGCAGAGAAATCGGCCCTGAAAACGCACATGGCAACCAATCCAGACGAACCGAAAAATGAGATTAGCGTTGTGGTTGTAATTACTGACTGGCCTAAAACATGGTGAGGGGAATGTCATGACCGTAACCCACAATGGCAAGAAGTTCACCGCCAAAAAACTCAACAATAACGAGTGGCAGCTGACATCTTTATCGAACCCGCGTGAAAAGCTCACACTTAATCGCTGGCAGATGCATATTGCTGGCCTCCTGGAACAGGTTGAGGTGAAGGTATGATCAACCACTACGGCACCACCCCGCTCATTCGCCAGTGCGTCACGCCGGGCATGATGGCATTGCATGAAGGCCGAACCTATCGCGTCTCAGCAGTCATTCAGGAGCGCAAATGGGTATACCTGCACACCGATGCAGAAATCATCCGCCTCAGTGACTGCGTGATTGACGTCCTTCTGGACGGTCACGGCAACCCTATCCAGCACTAACCACCATATTCAACCAATCAGGCTGGCTTCACGCAGCCGGGCTTCGCACACACTTTTTTCAGGAGTTCCTATGCAACCTTATGAACGTTTGACAGCTGATCGCCTGGCCAGTCTGCCGGCCGGATCCCGTCTTAAGCTCGGCGGTCAAATTATTAAGCTGACTGGCAGAGGGTCTTTCACTAATGGCGCCGGACGTACTTTAAACATGATTGAGTACGTGGACTCCCGCGGCGTTCCAGGCAGCTTTGAAGAAAGCATCATCCTCGATTCAGCAACAGAACACCTCAACTCGGTAATGTGCGCTTACTGCGGTGCCCGCAGGCACGTTAAAGACTGCATTGTCCGCGCGGTTTCCACTTACATGACCACCAGCCAGTCGCACTTCTGCGAAGACAAGGGTTGTGCTGAACGCTTTTTCCGCATGAACCCTGGCCGCTCGAAAATGGCAAGGAGAAACAAATGGTAAGCCAACAGAACGGGCTTCTGATGGTTGCGGTTATTTGCCTGTTGTATGGCCTCCAGCCAGAGGACCTTGAATCCATTGCCCGCCAGCTCGCGGAATTTGACGCAGTTAATGACCACCACACGGAGAAACAGCATGTTACGCGTAATCGATACTGAGACAACCAGCCTGGAAGGCAGCGTGCTGGAGATAGCCAGCGTGGATATCGTTGACGGCGTTATCTGCAACCCCATGAGCGACTTTGTGAAGCCCACTGAGGCGATCAGTTTCGAGGCTATGGCTATCCACCACATCACCGAAGATATGGTCGCTGACGCCCCGCTGATTAGCGAAGTTATCGGTCGTTACCTCGGTGCAGATGCTTATGTTGCGCACAACGCAAAGTTCGATAAGTCGAAGTTGCCTCAGATTGATGCCCCATGGATCTGCACGCTGAAACTGGCCCGAGTCCAGTATCCGGAATTTGAGAGCCACGGCAACCAGTACATGCGTTATCGACTAGGCCTCAAACCTGAGTTGCCAGAAGGGCTGTATGCACACCGCGCGCTGTATGACTGCTACGTCACAGCCGAACTGCTTCTGTACATGGGCCGCCTGGCAAAATGGACAATGGGCGAAATGCGCGCCATTTCAAACAGCCCGTCACTGATGAAGGCGATCCGGTTCGGCAAGCACAAGGGCCTGACGTTCGAAGAGATTGCCAAGGTCGACCCTGGCTATCTTCGCTGGCTTTCCGGCAACAGTGATGACGAAGACATTCTCTTCACCATCAAACACTGGCTTAAGGGGTGATTTATGGCGGTAATGACTCTCATCCTTGCCGACTCCGGGTATGGCAAGACGTACAGCATCCGCAACGTTAACCCGGAAAGCGCCATTCTCGCCCGCTGCATTCGCAAGGCCCTGCCGTTCCGCAATACCGGCTGGAAACTCCACGGCAAACGCCTGCCGGACAATACGGTGCAACGAGGGAACGTGGTTGATATCCGCAATGGCCGGCATCTTCTTGACGTGATCCGTAACGCTGCGATGAGTAACCGAAAGATCCTGATTATCGATGATTTTCAGGCTGTCATGCAGCACGAGAACATGGACCGGGCCTACGAGACTGGCTACACCAAGTTTACCGAAATGGCGGAACACGCCTGGCGAATCATCGAAGCTGCAACCCAGCTACCGGACGACTTCCGCGTCTATTTCCTCGCTCACACCGAAGAGAGCGAAGGGAAAATCAGGATGAAGACCGTCGGCAAGATGCTTAACGAAAAGCTCACGCCTGAAGGTTACTTCCCCATCGTTCTGCGCATCATCAAGCGCGACGGCAAACACCTTTTCCTGTTGAAGGGCGACGACAACGACACCGTGAAGTGTCCTCCTGACCTGTTCGGGCCGGAAGTGACTGACATGGATAACGACCTGGCGGCGTTCGACAACGCAATTTCTGAATTCACTGACTTATAAGAGAGATAACGATGAACCAACCAATCAGCTTTATATGGGACCAGCAGTCGGCAGCAGCAGCATTAAAGGCAGGGTCTGCCGCAGGAATCTCAGAAACCGGCGCTTACGAGGGGGATATCACCTCGGCGGTATATGAGTTCGGTAAAGACGGCTCACAGTCTCAGGCGCTGGTGCTTTCTCTGGACGCCGATGGCCAGAAAGCAAACTTCCTGCGTATCAATTTCCTCGGTCGCGACGGCAGCCAGACATTCGGCATGGGCCTGATTGCCGCCATTATGTGGGTTGCTCAGGTTAAAAATGCTCAGGCACAACAGCGTCAAGGGCAAAATGGCCCTGAATGGTTCCTCCCGGCGCTGGAAGGTAAGCGTGTGGGGCTGTTCCTACAGAAAATTCTCACCACTAAAACGACTGATGGCAGTGACAGCTATAAATTCGAAGTGCGCCACGTTTTCCAGCCTGGCTCTCGCCTGACCTACAAAGAGTTCACTGAAAAAACGCCAGCCGAAGCGATCGCCGCTCTTGAGCGCACCATGAAAGACAAAGATGACCGCAAGCCTCACGATTCATCACGCGGCGGCTGGGGTGCGCATTCGAATAACAATGGTGGATGGGGGAATAATCAGACCGATCCAAACTCGGTACCGGATTCCCGTCTGCAACAGGCAAACCGTCAGGTGTCGCATAACAACCAGAACCCTCCGTTCGACGACGACATTCCATTCTAGGACACCTCGTTATGACTCACGCTCACGACGACATCAGGGTTGGCACACTGTGCCTTCCCTTCATTGGTAACGGCTGGCTAATGCCATGGGATGAAGTAGTCAGCAATCCATTAAAGGCGCAGCGGCTCGCTGAGGAATATCGGGAAAGGCAGGAGGCAGCATGAGCGAAGCACCAATGATTATCGTACCGACAGATATTGGCCAGAAGATTAAAGAAATCGAATCTGCTTACCAGCGTTACGTCGATGAATTCAGGATCCCCGAAGACCACAAAATTATCGTTAACTTTTCTGCCGGTAAAGATTCCACGGCAACCATGGCAATCGCCCACGCTCTGTTCGGCGACAAGGTGCAAGGTGTCATGGCCGATACCGACAACGAACACGAGCTGACAATTGAGTTCGGTAAAACCATTCATGAGCAAATCGGATGCAAACCGATAAGCGTGGTTAAACGAGTTTACTCAGAGGAGCATTTCTCACGTCGGCGCGAAGCCATCAGCTCAACATGGACCAAACGACAGGCAATAAGAATGGGCTCCTACCGAGGGATTATAATGCCTTCCCTGGCAAGGAGTGATACCAAATTTGGCAAGGCATGGCAGCGTACCGCTGAAAAATGGGGTATTGAATTTCAGACACCACTTGAGGCAGCGCTTTCTGTTTTGCATCCAAGCGGAAATTCATTTCTTGATGCCTGTTTACTTCATGGCAAGTTCCCTCAACTACGGGATCGCTTCTGCACTGATGAGTTAAAGATTCAAATAGCATTCGATGCTGTCATGCAACCCATGTTGGATGATGGTGAGGTTATCGTTCAGTGGTCCGGGGTGCGAGCAGATGAGTCGTCGAAGCGTGCTGGGTACGAGCGGTTTTCAACTGATCAGCGAGACCCGGCGTTTCTTTATAACTTCCTGCCAATTCACCAATGGACTGCTTCTGACGTTTTCGCACTTCACAAGCACTTTGGCCTTAATCCAAATCCGCTTTACCTGCAAGGAGCTGCCCGCGTCGGGTGCATGAATTGCGTGCTGTGCAATAAAGAGGAAATAGCTGAGACGGCAGCTCGCTGGCCTGAATACATCGAAAAGCATAGGCAGTGGGAGCTAAAGGTTCGCCTTGTCAGTCGCTGGGTTCACTGGATGAGCGTAGGTGAAATAAGCCAAAGGTGGATGAAGCAGTTCAACCTTCCTCTGGGTAGGGAAGTACAATTATATGGACTTAGACCTGATGTTGAACGTGTTGAATGGTCTGGATTCTATGGCCCGCGCGGCGGAATGAACACCCCTGGAGTTGATGCGGTTTTAGAGTGGGCTAAGACTGGGCGTGGTGGTAAAGTTTATGACTTAATAAAATCAAGTATCGATACCACCGTCTGCTCTTCACGTTATGGTCTGTGTGAATAAAATACTGCCCATCAGACGATGGGCTTGCTAAATACAACTTTTTGCCATTGTATTTCATTACGCTTGAAGCTGTCAGTTCCCAGTTCAGTAATGAAAACAGGCGTGAGAGAATTTTTCTTCGCTAGTTCCAACAACTCATCCGTACGAACCACGGATATATTCCGGTCTGGTTCAGCCGGCCCTAATCGCAAAGTAATTATTAATTTCCCTTTATCAGTCAAAAGACTTGAAAGTACCTCAAGAGACTTAGCTTGCTCATGTTCCGCAAGATGCATCCACACCGCACTCAATAGGATTAAGTCAAATTTTTTATTGCTTGATTTTATTTTCGACAACAATGGAAGTGAATCATCCACCCAATAAATATCGCTTCCCACATAATAGTCCTGGGCCAGAGCTCTCATCCTGCTGCTTGGCTCAACTGCTACAACTTGGAAGCCTTTACTTGCTAAAGCAGCTGCATCTCTTCCAGAACCTGAGCCAACATCTAAAGCTAGACCATGACAATCACCAATATAACGTTCAACATCTGAAAATATGGTTTCAAAATCAAGCGATATATAATCCGAAAACAAACGCTCAGCATTTTTTTCATAAAAATCCCAGCTTGTCATTTTAAACCACCTTGTTTAGCTTCAATTATCAAAGCTGAGCCATTATTTTTAATCGTGGCACTATAATTTGTAGCATTAGTTGTCTTAGAAAAGAACTTAGGGTTTACGATTCCCGCCAGATTAGTAGCAGCACAGATTATCAGCATAATAATCCAGCATCCAACGACAATATGTTTCCTACCTTTAGCAACCACGGGAACATTAAACTGAAGATTAAATTCACAACTTAATTTTTTTAATAATGGATGATTATCTGGATTCTCTATCTCCTGCTGCTTCTTTATTTTAACACCAATAAGCTGACGTAAGCGCATCAAGGAGAATATAGTTGTCACATCGAACAAAAATAAAATAAAAAAGATTATCCTAAGAGAACTTTCATTTGCAATTGTAGTTGCATACCAAAGTCCTCCATTTACTGCAATTACAAAACTGGGGATTTGCCACATGAGCTGATTTAATGCTCGCATGTGCTGACCCGCCTCAAGATAAGTAATCTCCTGGAGCCTTTGATGCCAACGAATTGTCTCTAGCTTTATATCTTCACTTGTCTGTCGTGACGGAGGCTGATTAACCATGTTATCCCTGCTCGATGTACTTAGATCTTCTGATGATGCTAGCACAGCATCTCATGTAGATGAATTTTATATGTACGAGAGACTTTGTAAAAACAGATGCGCAAGAAGCCAAAACCAAACTGTAACGATACGGTGCCTCCCATCATCAACAAGCATCACAAGAAAATTGAAGCTCTGGGAGTTAGCCTCCTGGAGTTCGTCGTATACACAGGGCGCGGCTTAATCGCCGCTTCGGAGTTGAATAGTGACCAAATACGCGAAACTGGATAGCGAAGTGTTAAGCGCTATCGGCGCTCAGCCAACCTCGTTTTTGAAGATAATTAACCCTTCCGTCAGACAGGAGTGCCTGGTCATTGCTGAAGCAGAAGGAAAGCACCCGATGGACGTCTTCCGCATCCTTGACCGCCGCATCCAGTCACTCAGGAAGCTTGGCGTTATTCAGCACGTCAAAGGTAAAGGGTGGATACAGCCATGAAATCGCAAATCACCAGGTCGCTAAAGCGGCCTTTTTTATTGCTGGCCTTTACCTTCAACCGCATTAATCGACTCTTCGAGGAATAACTATGGACGAAATGACACAGGCATTTAAAGACTGGTACGAAAAAGAAACTGGATGGTGTGTAGAAGATGCACCCTCAGACGATGTAACAGCGCTTATCTGGCTGGCATGGAAAGCCGGGAAAAAGGCTGGTGAAGACTTTAAGGGATGAATCATGGACATCATCGACACAGCAGCAGAGATTGAAGAGCTTCAGCGTAACGCTGCCCTTTCCGCTCACCGGCTAAACCGCAACGCCGTATCAGCTGAGCATTGCAGTGAATGTGGGGAGGACATCCCGGCGCTGCGGCGCGCTGCCGTTCCCGGCTGCCAGACGTGTTCCAGTTGCCAGGAAGAGATAGAACTGAGAAATAAGCAGAGGGGGCAGTAATGCAGCAAGCAATTTTAGACATGTGCTGCGGATCTCGCATGTTCTGGTTCGATAAGCAGGACGAGCGAGCGGTGTTCAGTGATATCCGCGCCGAGCAGCATGAACTTTGCGACGGCCGCCAGTTAGTTATCAACCCGGACCTTATTGCAGACTTCCGCGCCCTTCCCTTTGCCGATAACACCTTCCCTGTCGTCGTTTTCGATCCGCCTCACCTCGAACGCGTCGGTGAAAACGCCTGGATGGGGAAAAAGTACGGGCGGCTAAATAAAGAAACATGGCGCGATGATTTGCGCTCCGGGTTCTCAGAGGCATTCCGGGTGTTGTGGCCAAACGGCGTACTCATCTTCAAATGGAGCGAAACACAGATCCCGGTTAGCAATATCCTGGTGCTTACCGACGAGAAACCGGTCATCTGGCAGCGCACCGGCAAGTCAGACAAAACCCACTGGGTGATTTTCGTCAAAGGTGGTCCAAATGTTCCAGCTAATTCAACGGGGTCAGATTTACGCTGACCATTCAGGTTGGCCCGTCATCATCCACAGCTGCACATCAGAGATAGTCCGCTACTGGAGACAGAGCCGGATCAACACCGCTTCAGTCGACCGATTCAACAATGACTTTGAGCACCTCGATCACCGTGAGGCGGCACAGATACGCGCCGAACTGGAGACGAGCGAGCACATTAAATTGCTGCGCGCCCAGCGCGCGGCATGAGGAGAGATTATGAAGAGTAACGCGGCCGCTCGTCGGCTACTTGGGATGCCACACTGGCGCAGCAATACACAGCAGATGGAACTAATCGAAGGTCACCCTTCGGCAAGGACTGGGAAGCATGTAACGACATGGGTTGCACTTCGCACTCGATCCGGAAGCTTTTTCTACTTCCGCTGACGCAACTGATAGCCAGTTATGAGCTGGCTATTGGGTGCGAAAGCACTGCTCCGTTATCCCTTTTGCCCGGCCACGCGCCGGGCTTCTTTTTGGGAGTTCACCATGCAATCAAACCCCATGAACTGGCTCATCGCAGCTCTTATTGCCCTGGGCGCTCTCATCTCATTTCTTCACGAACCGGAAGGTGTGCAATGGCTGCTTTTAATGTGGGCGCATTAGTCCAGAAGAAGACCGGCGGACTGAGGGGGATAGTCGAAAGCCTGCTGGAACCGGAAAACGATAAGCCAAGGGTTTATGTCGCATGGGACGGCGGTACTTATCAGATCCATTACGAATACGAATTACGCGCGGCCACTCCAGACCAGCCGCAGTTTTATAAAACGATGTCATAGGAGCGACCATGAGTGAAATGACCTTAATCGTACCCAACGACTGGGTGACAGAAGAAAAGCTCGTCGAGATTACCGGCCTTCGCCCTGGCACTATCGAGCGGGCCCGCAAAAAATGCTGGATGGTCGGTCGGGAATATCTGCATGTTTCCCCTGACGGCGTGCCGAAGAAAAACAGTGAATGCATGTACAACCGTAAGGCTGTCGACCAGTGGGTTGAGAGCATGTCAAAGAAACAGCCGGGTGCGCGCCAATGAAGATCCGTTTATGCTTAGCGGGCTCTTGGACGTCAGGAGGGAATAATGGCTAAGTCAGCATACCCAACAGGCGTGGAGAATCATGGCGGAACGCTCCGCATATGGTTCATCTATAAAGGCAGCCGGGTGCGTGAAAGCCTCGGCGTGCCAGATACACCAAAAAACAGGAAAGTCGCTGGCGAGCTGCGCGCGGCAGTGTGCTTTTCGATTAAAACAGGGAATTTCAATTATTCTACTCAGTTCCCGGACTCACCAAACCTGAAGAAATTCGGGGTGGAGAGTAAGGAAATAACCGTGCTGGAACTGGCGAATAAGTGGCTTGAGCTGAAACGCATGGAGATCAGCACCAACGCGATGTCACGCTATTCATCTATAGCGCGCAATATGGTGCCAAGGATCGGCGGTGACAGGCTGGTTTCTGCGGTGACGCAGGAAGACCTGCTGTTTATCAGGAAGGAATTGCTAACCGGTTATCACACCCTGAAGGCAGGGCAGAAAACGCCGGTTAAAGGCCGCTCCGTCAGAACGGTCAACAACTACATGAAAATCATGGGTGGGATGTTTAAGTTTGCCACCGAAAGCGGGTATGTCAGGGCCAACCCATTTACCGGAATAGCCATGCTTAAGCGCTCTCGATGCGAACCAGATCCTCTGACACGCGAGGAGTTCGTCAGGATGGTGAACGGATGCGCCCACCAGCAGCTGAAAAATATGTGGTCTCTTGCCGTGTACACTGGCGCGCGCCACGGCGAACTCGTGTCATTGGCCTGGGAAGATATCGACCTGAAAGCGGGTACGATGATGATCCGCCGGAACCACACGTTAACGAAGGAGTTCACCCTTCCAAAAACAGAGGCCGGAACGGACCGCATCATAAACCTCATTCAGCCAGCTATAGACGTGCTGAAAAACCAGGCTGAATTAACACGCCTGGGTAAGCAGTATCAAGTTGAGGTCAAACTGCGTGAGTATGGCCGCACCGATGTGCATCCGTGCACGTTCGTGTTCAACCCGCAGATCGCTTCACGTAATGGCCGTGCCGGGCATCATTACGCTGTGGGGTCGATTAACCAGTCATGGGAGGCGGCAATGCGACGCGCCGGGATTCGCTATCGCAGAGCATACCAGTCCAGACACACGTATGCATGTTGGTCATTAGCAGCAGGTGCCAACCCGAACTTCATAGCGAAGCAAATGGGCCACACCGACGCGCAAATGGTTTACCGGGTGTACGGATCCTGGATGGCCGAAAACAACCAGGACCAGGTGCTCATCCTGAACCAGAAATTGAGTGAGTTTGCCCCATCCATGCCCCACGCAGTAGGATCGGATGGTTAA